ATTTTTACATTATATATGATTTTTTTCTGTTAAAAATCAAATACTAATTTATTCTTTTATTCGCTTCATCGGTTGCGTCGGTGCCGCATCGTCAAATATAGTTATAGATGCCTTTTTTCTCTTAGAAGTATCTATTTTGGCTATCACTGAAACAAAAGCATCATTCAATTCAAATCTCTTTCCGATTACCTTGACATTAATTATTTTTCCTTCCGCATAGTCGCTCTCATTTAAATCCTTTAAATTAAAATCTCTCGCAATGTAAATGACCATACATGTTGGCAAGGTTTCAATACTTTCAGCACGAATTCCAGAATTGGTGATGCTGACCACTTTACACTGGATTTGACTGTTTACAGTTGGATAACAAACTTTACAGCTAAAAACCACGTGAAATGATATCTTATTACCCCTTTCAATTAAACCCGCAGAATAACTTACCAGTTTACTTGAACCAGGTTTCACATACCCCTCCGCAATACATTTTCCTTCAATTTGAAAAGAAATTGTATTCATGAGTATTTCAGTAATGTTCCTACCTACCGAGGTCATTGGTAGAATTATATTTTTCTCCAATACTGCTAAAGAAAACTCTGAACCAGTCAAGCTTCCGTTTGAGTCCATGTTGTATTATTCGTATATTATATATTTAAATAAGACGCTTTTAAATAAATATATTAAATATACAACTAGTATCTTTAAATAATGATTTTATTTACTTTTTTTATTTAATTCTTTTTATTCCCCTACCCCTACAAAACATTTTCTGAATAATCTTGTTCCATAAAACGATAAACATTGTGTTGACAACCAAGAAGAAATGGTTTACCTTGGTAAATAAAAAAATGTATTGTATTTTTTTGAAAGAAGATTTTCTTGACATTAAAAAAACAATATAACGCACTATATATATAACATATGATTTCGAAGCAGCCTATTAAACCACCAAGTTCAATATTTTCTGAGTATAACACCCCACCCCCAGCCAACCTTCCTACACCTTACTTAAAGGATGATAATTCATTCGGAAAGTATGAAGGTATTAATCTACTAGAAACCCCGACAAATCCCACAAATATGGGTAACTTTAGCATGGACGACATTGTAAAGATCTATAATCATACCGATGCTGAGTTTGAGGAACTTTTTGATATACTTGACCCAGATACAGAGACTGTATTTAAACCTATGATTGATAAACTTCATGTGATTTGGGAATCATCCAAATCAGCAGGCGACGCGGCAAAAAATATAGTTTTTTCTAAAATACAGGTAATTGTGATATTGATGATTTCAACATTGAAATTTATAAAACATTTAGCAGTATCAGTAGAAACAGACGAACGAAACAGGGCGGCAATAGATAAATATAATAGAATATTTAGAAATACAAAAGTTTGTTTGGATAACGAAAACTGGCATGGTTTAAATGAGTTATCGAAAGAAATTACCCGTTTAATTTCAGTATGGGAACAAAAACTCACCGATTTTCCTATTAAACCAGATTTGATTCTACGTACAAAAGAACTAAAAATCTTAATAAACAATTTCTTGGATCTTTTAGGTCAACAAAAAGGAGAAGCTCTTGGGTTTGCAGGAGGGACGTCTCGCCTACGAGTTTCTCGCAAAAAACGCACAAATCGTAGACATTTAACAAGTCGCAAACGAACTAGACATAGACGTCGAAAATATAATAAATAACTTATTTTTATTTAAACCAAATAATGTGGAATAAAACCCATTTTGGTCTAAACATTAAATCGTATCATTTGAAACTTTTCGTCAATCGGAGTCATTCTCTCATATAAGGAAATCCTTTTGTTATTCAACTCTGTTGGCTGAAACAAGTAATAGTCGCCAATATTTATCAAATGACCTGGTTTGCCGTATTTATCTAACAATTCCTCCGTGACGTCGTCTATTAAATGAGAAAGTGCGGCAAATATTTGTATTCGAGGATACTTCTTAAGTTTTTCAATAATAGTATCTTTTTTATAAAAGAAACCTGATCTCATTAAGCTTTTAATTTCACTCAAGATAATGTCAAAATTGGCTTTAATAAATTTTTCGTTATATGTATCTTCGTCCAATTCCGTAATGTCTTCTACTTTAACAGGCAAGGAACAATTATAATGGCACTTTTCCATATAATCACATGCGGATGAGAAGGGTGCGTCGCCAACTAAAAAATTATTAATAATTTGCCCGGTTGAAAGGTGCTGTCTCACGGTACCATTCTCTTTTAATTTGTCATAAATATTTTCTTGCGTAAAGTTTGTTTGTGAGTGATTTATGATACAATCAACCGCTGTCTCTTTTAATAAACGTGTTATAAGTCCCATTTTTTTAGCTTTATCTTCGGCAATTCGATAAACGAATAGGTCAAAAGACTCAGTCTGTAAGTCTTCCAGCATTGTCGCATGCATAAAAATTTGAACATTCCGTTCAGCAAAAGCCAAATCCTTGTGTCCAAAACTGCGTACAGCACGACCAATAACCTGCTCCGTTCGATTCAAATTAAACCACGGATCTAATACGTGTACCTGTCGAATAAATTTAAAATCAATTCCCTCTGCTCCTGCCTTGGATATTAAAATAACTTTTACTTGTTCGCCATTTTTATTTTTAACATCTGTTACGGTTTCGATATCCTTTTTATTGTCGGGGGATAATGTAGGATTTCCGGTTATCATAACGTAAGACATAGATGTTTGTTTTGTACCATGTAGCAAATTGTTATTTTCATACCTACAAAAACCACTTTCCTCTAATGCGAGAGCCATCGGTAGCAGCCCGGAGAAAATTTTATCGGAATATATTAAAATGACTCCCTCCGAGTTGTTCATTTTCTCAAGCACTGTTTTAATTTTCGCACTATACTTGCCGATTTTACTTGGATGAAAGAATCCAGCGTGTTTATCGGCGTACTTAAAAGTATGTGTTGATTTGTCATAACGCATAATGCGATTAAATCCGTCCATTCCTGTTAACTCCTTAATATTTAAATCATTTCCCTCCGGGGGGTAAACTATAATTAACATTTCTAATAACATGGTGATTGTCAAACTTGTTAATTCTGATAAATTCTTTGTCGCTTTTTTATAACAACACGACTGACAATTCATGCAATCCTCCGTTTCGCCTTGTCCGCACGAACCAATTTTACTCAAGTATAAACTTATAATTCTTTCTCTCTCTCTTTCTGGTAACAAATTGCCATCCCATGTTTTAGTTGGATACTGATAGCCGTCTGCCGAAAAGGTGTTGCTCAAATCAAAATCGCTTGGATAAATTCGATACGGAAAAGTATAAGGATTCTCTCCTCTCACTACAGAAATGTATCCTCTTACTTTTCTTGTAAGAAGTTCTTTGCCGCCATTTATAAAATTGCCACTTTTGTCAAAAACTTGATTTACGGCAATTCGGGCTCTTTTGTCGTTTGTATTCATAATGTTGAGCAACCATATGATCTCTCTAAATGAGTCATACATTGGTGTAGCAGAGAGAAACAACAGCTTCATGTTTTTGCTAGTTTTAACAATCATCTCTAGATAATTCGACAGATTTAAGACGCTCTTCTTAGGAACCATTTCTAAAAAAGGAACTTCTCTCTCTTCTTCACCTTGAGTAGTGTCTTCAGTAATAGCTGTTGGATTATTGTTAACAAAGTCGGGTTCAATATCCTCCATGTTGTTTATATTGTGAACTTCGTCAATTATTAATAAGGTCTCGTCAAAAATATCTTTTATCCGTCGAGTAGTTCTTTCACTTAATTTTACCTTTATTACATCTGGGCGAGTCATTTCTATCTCTTCCTTTTCTGTTAATAACCCTTTTATTTTATCCGCCAACTGACTATACGTAATAAACTCATAATTCTTGTCTATTATTTTATTGATCTTTATCTCAACGTCATTTTTCCTTAGATTTTGAACTCTTAAAGGATTAATCTCATTTAATAACTTGTTACCTAAACAAGTATTGGATGTCCAAAAACCATTCTCCAGTGTTAATTTATTCGCGTCAAAAATGGATGACCTAAAATTATTAAGAACTGGAAGTGACGCGACAATAAGTATTTTAATATTAGTTGGATTGCCTTTTTCAGTCAAGTACTCTCGCATGTCCTCGCTTACCCCTATAGCAGAACACGTTTTTCCAGTACCTAACCCGTGAAATAATAACAAACTATTATACGGGGTGTCGGAGGATAAAAAGTTTTTCACAAATAATTGATGTGGAGACAATTGAAAATCAGCGTTGGATAGTATTTCGGCACGCTCTTCAATAGACATATCCAGTATTTCGCCATCATATCTGTTTTCATTGAATTCTTTTTTGGTGGCAATTTTAAGATTAAATTTTGGATCATTTAAATCTGGATATGGAGAGAAATCCTCCTTATTTATTTTCTCTTCTTTTAAACACGCTTCTTCAATTAATTCTTTTTTTAAAGTAAATTTGTTGCAGTCCTCTAAATAAGGATTGTCATCAGAGTCGCACAATTTATTATACTCCGCCGGGAGTTGGGCTTGATCGCTACATGTAACAGTTTTATTGTTTAAAATATCTGGATTGGCCACAGTATTATCAATTGAAGCGGAAGATCCATCAAAATCGGGTAACCCTGGTCTTGGCATTGGTGTTGACTTCGTTAATGGCGTCGAGATAACGGGTACGTCATTTTTATCGTCTTCTGATAATAACATGTATTTTTGATTCAATTGTTTAATGGTACGATCAGAATCTTTTACCTTGGACCGATCACCATCTATTTTACTATTTACGTCTTTGTCGAAATTGAAAACCTCCTTTTTGGTATTGGTATAAAAAGACATGTACAAATACGATTATGTTATATGTTAATAATATAAAGTATATTCTTGTATTGCTTTATTTACTTTAGAAATTAATTGTTTTTTTTCTAAATTATAAGGGCGAATGGATTCCAAACAATTTTCAACCGTTTTCCAATCCAACTTACTGACTTCTGTCTTTTGATAATTTTCTATAGAAATATTCGGCTCGCTTAAAAAAGCCAAATAATATTTATGCTTGTACGATTTATAATTGGTTCCCACAAAAGTTTCTTCGAAAGGGACAATGTTTTCAATTACATTAATCAGTTCGCATGATATACCAGTCTCTTCTTGAAATTCTCTGAGAGCACAATCGAGGTCTTTTTCTTGATGGTTTCTTCTTCCTTTCGGGAACTCCCACTCTGGATCTATCCACGAGGTGGAACTTTTCTCAACAAATTCTTTCCATGAGTATGTAGTGTCTTTTATTTTAATGCCATTTTTAACAGATTCAAATTTCTTACTACAATTGAACTCTTCGTTTCGATGTTGAAATTGTGATTTTGGCGTATCTCCCCACATGTCGCTCCACAACGCAGTAAACGGTTCTGTTAATATTTTGTGTTTCTCTGCTGTAGACATTTCATTCACCACACTTTGTATGTGTTCTGTATTGGTGGTAGAATATTTACCTCTTACAATGTCTATAAAACCAAAACTATTTTTACGGTTTATCATTAAAAATTCATTACAGTCGGTTCTAGGATTTTTGCGAAAGACAATAACTCCATAACTAGTGATTGGTGTTTTACAGTAATGATAAGTGTGTCCTAATTTACCGCAATTATTGCATGTATTATTGT